CTGCGGATTTTGGTCATAGTAGTACACATTAAATTTCTGACGGAACACTGTTTTTCCCACCATGATAGGCTCCAGCACATGGCTATACTGGACATAGGGTTTAATTTAAAGACCTTCCACAGTCTAATCGAACTTAGAAATTGAGACCAACTCCAACTGGACCCTTAAATTCCACATCATACTCTATGTTTAATGAACCAACGGCAGTGCTTGCAGGCCCACCAGCAACAACTACAACGACCTGACTAAAAATTAGGTCATTGACGGTGTTCAAATTAAGGGGGGTGGTGGGTCCAAACGTTGAAACAATGGACAACGTTTGGGAGGTTATCTTCTTCCATGAAGAATCGATATTCAAGTTGTACCGAATCTCTTTGAAAGCCCCTGAGGACATGTCAACAGTTTTGGAATTGACCATATTACCTAATGTTGCCAGTGGGATACCATCAGCAAAGTCCGGAGAAGAATAAAACGCTATTCTACCGATGCTGGTGGACCCCAACAATGATGTATAGACCAAATTGGCACGCAATATACGATAAGAGGAAAAATTTCTAGCTGTTGACAAAAGCCAAGGGAGGTGCGGAACCTCAAGGTAAACACTACTAGGAGTGGTGGTATTGAGAGCAGTAACAGTTTGGACACCCAAAGGTGACAGGCTAAATGACTTATCAGCACTGCCAGAACCATCAGTTGTGATATTGTTTATAGTCAACGTGGTCAAAGTGGCATCAACCACCAAGGGGTCCCGAATGTTACGGTAAATGTGGGAAGTTTTGGGTTGTTGGGGCTTAGACCCCTTTGTCTTTACAGAACGAGATTGATACATAATAGCAATGATAAAATACAACAGTAATATTTTCAGAAATGCCTACTGATACAAAGAAAGTGGGGTCATGTCCCCACGCGGAGTACTGGAATTGTACGAATATGAAAACTTGGAATAGTATCCCTCCAATTGAACTTGTTCATCGGGAAGAATCCCCGTGGCGAGCCAAAAGCTGTATCGTGCTTTTGGTGTAACTTCACTCCACTTAGACTCCATTCCCTTAGCCAAGAAACTGGTACCAGATTCCAACGACGGATGTGTTGACCCATTGTACCCGTGAGACTCACGAAGATACATAGAATAAAATTCTTGAAGAACTGGGATTCCACTGTTGAGCGCTAGTCCTCCATGACCGACCGCGCCCAACCACGCCCGCATGACTGGCTCAGAGGAGAACGGAACAAGAGAAAGAGAATCCTTGGCAGTACAAACCTTCGGATCCCTAACCTGCACGTACCCCCGCCCGTTCCAGATAAAATGTGACTGACAAAAAACAATTCTCTCAAAATCATACACTGGTGCCTCCACTACCATGTTAAATCCATAGTCGAGGAACCATTCGTGCACGTCACCAAACCTGCCAACATCATCGCGCTCGCAGATGATAACACAATC